CTCTCCTTCACATAGACACCTGTATTAAATATATATCTAACTAAAACAGGTTTTAGGATTGCCTGTGTCCTTTTATAGTTATGCGCGGGCTTATAAGGATTTCCCGACTTCTCCTTTAATATCGCCATAATAATAGCGAGTGTCTCGGAAGCTATTTAAATGCAAGGAAAAAAGTCAACTCATTATCAAGTCAACAAAACCTAGCATATAGGCTCACCACCATGCGTCGTCATTTATCCACTGTTGCCATGTTCTATGAGGCAGTGGCTTGTGATATTCCCAATCAATACGGTTAAGTCTATTCAGCTCATTGAACGTAGGAAAATAAGCATCTATAGTATTTAAACCAATTTTACGAAAATACTTATCATCTTTCTTAAGCCCCTCACTAATCTCTTTATATAAAAATTCAATACTATACTGCTGCTTCAATCTATCCATAACTAAAGTGTACATATCTTTTACTAAATTATACTGATACTCATCGACACCTATAGTATCATAAACTAAGCCAATCAAACGAGGAACAGATTCTAACAAAGATCCCGAAGGATTTTTTGGCATAGCTATACGCCATCGATAAGCTTCTGTGGTTCTCCAGGGCAATACTTGAGCTATGCCATATTGTCTAAAATTATGATCCCACACATAATAACGCTTCAAATAAATAGGACCCTTATAAACGTAGCCGACACATCCTAATTTCTCACTATATGTCATATAAGTAATAAGAGACGTATGCTCATTGACGTTTCGAAGCTTAGCACCGTACATGCTACTACAAAATTCTGCTAATGCATGCACTCCTATAATATCAGCAAGAGCACGAGGATATGAATAATTACAATCATCACCATAAGCCAAAGCCACTATCAAAACGTCATATAATGCTGCGATGACCTGCTTACGCCTATCTTTATCCACTTTAGATATAACAAAAAAAATAAAGGTGAGAAGAAAAAAGATAAGCATTATCCATGTATCCCCGTGCGATGTCTCTGATGATCCAGAGGGCATCATACCGACCACTAATAAAAAGTCACGAAAATACTGCACTACATTGGAAGTCAAGGCTTCTGCTGCATACTCCAACATATATAAAAAAAATCTATACTCCCATGTATCCTCTTCCAAAACCCAATACTTAGCGCAATGAAAATAGGACATAAGCATAGGCGCTAAAATGGATAAATCGAAAGAAGATACATCGAATTCGCCAAATAATTGAGTACCAGATTTCTTCCATTTATAAGTAATTCTATGATCACCTCCAACTGATACAAGCATTCTTTCATACACATCACCTCTATCGCCCCGTAATGATAAGTATTTCAAATGAGCTCCTCCTTTAATCCATTTCTGACCAATATCGTTACGCATATTAATATAAATCCCTGGTTTACCCCTAGGAGAAGGAAAATCACTAGGGTAATAAGTACGTTCATTATGCCTCATCTTAAATAATCTATTAATTTGCAAATCCTTTGGATTAAAAAAAACTCGTCCTTTCTTACTATAATCCGAGGGATCGGCACCTTCCTCAGCATACAAATTAATAAACTGATCTTTAACTCTAGCTGTAGTAACCCCTGGAAACAAGGGTTTCTCTATTGGTATTTGTCCGTTCATCGCATTACGCAATGCGACACGCATAACCTTTGCCATATTACGCATCTCAAGATGTTTTGACTGCTCTCGAGTTGGCGATTTAGTATAACGAACAATTATATCTCTATCCTCGTACACTTTAGCATCCTTAATAAAATAAAAACCTGCTTTAGATGATGATGCATACTTAAAGTGCTTAAAATCGCTCATAGTTATAGTAAACGATTGCTTCTTAGGGCGAACACAATACTTATAATAATACTTAATTGCTTGATATGCATGATTGTAGTCAAAAGCACAATTAAAACTTATATGTGGCTTAAGCAATTTAGTTATCTGAACATTGACTACAGCAGGGGCAACATAGGCACCATTATGAACATATGGATACTCTGAAGTGCCTCCATACGCTAAGTTACTAGACATTAATTTACGCATACATAAAATCTGAAGCGATGGAATTTTTTTTTCTGGGAGTGTGTAATTACCTGCTTTCCAATGATCATATTTCACTATCACATCGCGAGATGGCTTATCACCACCTGGCAATCTTTGAAGATCATATTTCCAAACTAATGCTGAGTATTCCGTATTGACAAGATCCTTACATTTAGTCGCTACATTCCAAATATATGCAGTATTAGCACCCTGCATTGTTATCCAATAGACATTGGCACTCTCTTCTATAGGATTACGTAATTCATTCTTATAAGTAGTAAAACGAGGCTCACGTACAAGCATTTTTCCTCTACCAGGTATATAAGTAAGAGATGACGATGCTGCTATTCTCTCTATCAAGTTTCTCTGAGCTGTATTAAAATCAACCGTAATTTCCTCTTGAATATCACTAATCTCCGGTATATCGTAGTATATTTTATTTTCTATTTTTTTTATTGAATAATATCTTGTTAAATATTTACCAATCATATGATTGTTCCGACTATATCGGTTACGAACTTTCGCACGGCTATCCAGGAGGTTGGTTGCGACACAATCTCT